CGTCAATTTGCATCTTGTGTTCTCGTTGATGTTGATGACACCCTCGATAGTATCTTTAGCAGTGATATGGCTATTGGTAAATACGTCGCACAAAGGGCTGGTATTGGCATCAACGCAGGTAGAATCCGTGGTATCAACTCTAAAATCAGAAATGGAGAGGTACAACATACAGGCGTTGTCCCCTTCCTTAAAAAGTTTGAATCAACTGTCAGATGCTGCACTCAAAACGGCATCAGAGGTGGTTCTGCTACAGTTCACTTTCCTATCTGGCACCAAGAGATAGAGGACATTATTGTTCTCAAAAACAACAAAGGCACAGAAGACAATCGGGTACGCAAACTTGACTACTCAATCCAAATTTCAAAACTTTTCTACGAACGTTTCATTAAGAATGGAGAGATTAGCCTCTTCTCACCGCATGATGTACCGGGTCTGTATGATTCCTTTGGTACTGACGGGTTCGATGATTTATATGTGGGGTTTGAACGAGATGAGTCTGTTCCAAGAAAGACTATCGGGGCACAAGAATTAATTCTAAACATCCTGAAGGAGAGAGCAGAGACTGGTCGTTTGTATCTTATGAACATCGACCACTGTAACTCACACTCTTCTTTCAAAGACAAGGTTAACATGAGTAACCTCTGTCAGGAGATTACACTTCCTACAGATCCCATTAATCATATTGATGATCAACTGGGTGAGATTGCACTGTGTATTCTTTCTGCTGTTAATGTTGGCAAAATTAAATCTGATGAAGAACTAGAGGATCTTTGTGATCTTTCGGTTCGTGGTCTTGAAGAATTGATTGACTATCAAGAGTATCCTGTAGCAGCGGCAGAACGTGCTACAAAGGCACGTAGATCGCTTGGAGTGGGTTTCATTGGTCTAGCACATTATCTTGCTAAACTTGGATATAATTACGACTCTCAGGAGGCATGGGATGCTGTTCATGGCCTCTCAGAATCTTTCCAATATTATCTTCTCAAGTCTTCAAATCAAATTGCAAAAGAAAAGGGGTGGTGCCACGATTTTGGTCGCACCAAATATGCTGATGGTATTCTTCCAATTGATACATATAAGAGTGATGTTGATGAAATCTGTGGTCAGGAGTTAGTACATGATTGGGACGGTCTTAGGGCATCTATCAATGAGTTCGGTCTCAGGCACTCAACATTGTCTGCACAGATGCCATCGGAAAGCAGTTCCGTTGTGTCAAATGCAACTAATGGAATCGAACCTCCTAGAGACTACTTGTCCATTAAAAAATCAAAGAAAGGGCCTCTTAAGCAGATTGTTCCTCAATACTCTACGTTGAAGAATAACTATACGCTTCTTTGGGAAATGAAAAATAACACTGGATATATTAATATTGTTGCTGTTATGCAGAAATTCTTTGACCAAGCAATTTCTGGTAATTGGAGTTACAATCCAGAAAATTATCCAGACAATGAAGTACCTGTGTCCGTAATGGCACAAGATTTTTTAACTACATATAAGTACGGTTGGAAAACTTCCTACTATCAGAATACTAATGATATGAAAAATGATGAAGTTGAGGAAGAAAAACCAAATTTGGACAATTTGTTGACCGATCTAGAACACGCCGAGGAGGGAGAGTGTGAATCCTGTGCAGTTTAAAATATCATCTGTGGAAAATACTAATACTAATGTTAAAGGTATGACTGTCTTTAACACTGAACAAGTTAATACTAAAAAGCAACCGATGTTTTTCGGTAAACCTCTGGGTATCCAGAGATACGATTCATACAAATATCCAATTTTTGATAAGCTCACCACACAGCAATTGGGATACTTCTGGAGACCTGAAGAGGTTTCTTTGCAGAAGGATCGTGGTGACTATCAATTATTGCGTCCAGAACAAAAGCATATCTATACTTCTAATCTGAAGTATCAGATCATGCTTGATTCCATTCAGGGTCGTGGTCCTGGTATGGCATTTATTCCTTACTGTTCCTTACCTGAACTAGAAGCATGTATGGAAGTATGGGGATTTATGGAGATGATCCATAGTCGCTCTTACACATACATTATTAAAAATGTTTATAGTGATCCCTCAGAAGTCTTTGATAAGATTGTTACCGATCCTCGTATCTTAGAACGTGCTGCGAGTGTGACAGAATCTTATGATGACTTTATTAAAAATGCTCATCAGTACGATAATTCTAATGATTGGCAACATGCATTGGAACAAGTACCTCAGGCATTAGCAGGAAAGTATGAACTTAAACGCAAACTTTACAGAGCAGTTGCCAATGTCAACATACTGGAAGGTATTCGTTTTTATGTTTCTTTCGCTTGCAGCTTTGCATTTGGTGAACTCAAACTTATGGAGGGATCCGCTAAGATCATCTCCCTTATTGCAAGAGATGAGAATCAACACCTCGCCATTACCCAAAACATTCTGAATAAATGGAAGAAGGGTGATGATCCTGAAATGGCACAGATCATGAAGGAGGAAGAGGAGTGGACTTATAAGGCATTTGATCGTGCTGTAAATGAAGAGAAGCGTTGGGCTGACTATCTATTTCAAGATGGATCTATGATTGGTCTGAATGATAAACTTCTTCAACAGTATGTTGAGTGGATTGCTAATCGACGCCTTAAGGGTATCGGTCTGCGTCCTGTATATGACATTGCAGCAAATGCAAACCCATTGCCCTGGACACAGCACTGGATCTCCTCTAAGGGTCTTCAAGTGGCACCACAGGAGACTGAGGTTGAGTCATATGTTGTTGGTGGAATTAAACAAGATGTTAAGAAAGATACCTTCTCAGGTTTCCAACTCTGATTTGGAAAAATATATTGAGGCAAAAAAGTGTGATGATTTTATATTTGAGAATCGTGACATTGATGACAAACTTGATAAAATCTGCTTAAATAGGGGTAACACTTACCCCTTTAGTATGCCTAAGAATCAAATCACAAAAGATGAAATGAAAAATCGTGTACTTCAATTGAAAAATGATGTATATGAAGAACCAGATACAGTGTGGCAAGGCGATCGAGATATAGCACATAAATATCTCGATAAGGTATTGAACATCATTGAAGAATATAGATACTGACTATGAAAACCCATGGGTCTATTTGGGCACTCCCTTTGATGGTAGCCTTATTCGGGACAACTTTGGTTTTGTTTATAACATTACCAATCTCACCAACCAACGACAATACATTGGGAGAAAGTATTTTTGGTCGTTCCGAACACCAAAGGGAAAGAAACGCAAGGTAAAACAAGAATCTGATTGGAGAAAGTATTATGGGTCTTGTCCAGAACTTAAAGAGGACATTGACAAATTGGGCAGACAAAATTTTAGTAGAACTATCCTGTCTTTACATAAAACAGGTGGCAAAACAAACTTTGAAGAGACAAGACAACTCTTTGTCCATGGAGTCCTTACCGAATCACTTGACACAGGAGGACCTGCCTACTACAATAGTAACATCCTCAGCAGGTACTTCCGAAAAGATTATTATGATGGAGACTGAAGAAATTGTTGCAGACGTTCGACAGTGGGCAATTGACAAAGTTCAAGAGTATAATGGACAGGGTGTAGAGAGAATCTATGATCAAATGGCCATTATGGAAGAGTTTGATGAATGGTTTGATCCAGAAGAAAATTTAGAGGTCATATCACTTGACAAGATCACAAAGCAGCAGTATGATGACTTTATTGAAAACAGCGATAGTATTGAGAGAAATTAACTCTTAGTCAATGACTCAGTAGCTCAGTTGGATAGAGCAACTGCCTTCTAAGCAGTCGGTCGTTGGTTCGAGTCCAACCTGAGTCGCTTGCGGAATTAGTTTAGAGGCAAAACTAAAGGTTTCCAACCTTTCGTCACCAGTTCGATTCTGGTATTCCGCTTTCTCCAATTTATTATTATGTCAAAGTATGATTTTGGGGGACTTGAGAAACATCCTGCTAACATTCTAAGATTAATTAGTGAGTTAGAAGGATCATATCAACTTTGTAAGTATATGGGATTTGAAGAGGATATGAAAATCCTTGACGAAATGAAAAAACCATATTACAAACTCTACTTCAAAACGAAGAAGGAGTACGACGCAAAATGAAAATGTGGGAGACAAAATGCGTTGGGTGTGGTGAAATGACTCCCGCAAATCAATGTCCTCAGGTTGGATGCTATGTTCCATCTGAGAAAAGATACAAAAATTCGTTATGTAAACCCTGCTGGGTAAAACACAATCCTCTATAGCTCAGTTGGTAGAGCAGGTGACTGTTAATCACCCTGTCCCTGGTTCGAGTCCAGGTGGAGGAGTCGGGCGAATAACTCAGCGGTAGAGTGTCTCCTTTACACGGAGGTTGTCGGGGGTTCGATCCCCTCTTCGCCCATGTCGAATTCAATGTATGCCTAATGATTACTATCAGATGTAAAGAATGTAGAACAGAACTAACAAGCACTAGCAAAGTTCAGTTCTGTGGTTGTCCCAATCAAATGAGTATTGTGGATAATAAGATTGGTGCCAAAGACTTGAATAAAGTTGTAATGGTAACTAATAATGTAGAGAAAAAGATTGATAGTCACTTCTCTAGTCAGGAACTTATCTATCAAGAAGAAAGACGCAGACGCAAGGTTCGTAGATTGGACTTTGATGTAAAATAGGGAGAGTTGGTCGAGTGGTTTATGGCACTGGTCTTGAAAACCAGCAAGGGTAATACCTTCCAGGGTTCAAATCCCTGACTCTCCGTTAGCAAATACACATAGTCAAAAATAGTGTAGTCATTATTTACATTAAATAGTACTGTAGACACTTTATTTCTACCATGCATCCAGACGAATTTGCCAATTGGGCGATCATCAAAGAGAAGTTTGAGGAAAACGGAACAACAGACAACTTCTATTATAAAAGAGCTTGTGCTATAGTTGGGGGACTACCAGACCCTATGAGTAATTTGCCCAATGTCTCACAGGATGAATGAAATAAAACCAGAGCACTATATAACTCGACAAGAATGTCAGGAGATGATTGATGATGCAATACGAAAGCACAATCGTAATGCTGGAATTATCAGTATGTGTGTTGGCTGGGTTGTTCTCGCACTTTTTGCTGAAGGTTTACTTCGACTTGTCGGAGTGATCCCCCCACTACTACCTTGGTTAAAGATAACACTATGATGAGCGGATTATTTGTATTTACATTTATCACACTAATGGTAATTACTATGGAAATAACATGGTCTGTAAAAAATAGAGGTCGATGAAACCATTAATTGTATTGACATATTTTCTGCCATTAATGGTAGTCTTCACGATTATGAAAACTTTTGTTTACTCATTTAATAAAAATAATTATACCAAACAGAATCCTTTTACTCGTAATGCATATAAAGATGTTGATAAAGAGGAAGATGAATATAGTGAGCGTACAGATTACAGATAGGTAATTTTATGATACATCAAATGTCGCATTTTGCAGCAGCAACACTTAATAATCCAATTGGTATTAGTATACTGGGACTTTTATTAGTAACTGTTCCTATTATTGGTATGGATTATGTTCACAAATATGGATGGAATCACTGGGCCCCATTTGACAAAGGACATTAGAACTAGTATAATTTAAAGGTTGAGTGATCAACTGCGGTACTCCCCTTTGGTAGGTTCAGGAGTAGCGGCGATAGGAACCTACCACTTCTTTTCGATTCTTTTTATTTAAAATGAATTCTGTAAAATCTATTGAGTGGGAATGGAGGCACGGAAAAGTGTTTACTGAAATACTTTATGAATCTGGAAAAAAAGAAGAGAGAAGAAATATAGAACCTCCTCCAACAAAAGCATGTCATGATATTGCACACTTTATTTGTGCAATGCATAAAAATATGGAATGGGATTATGAAGACGAACCAAATCATATTGCAGAATACAATGCAGTTTTCGTAGAAAATTTGTTATCTTCATTTTGCCATTGTTACTATAATGATTCTATTATAGATATTAAAATGCATTCAAGCACAATTTATGAAGAAATGAAATGGTTTGCTAAAAGGTATTATAAAATACATAGAGATCATCCAAGCGGTAAAAAATATGATGAACTGCTGAATGATTTTTTAGAAGAAGTTGATCTTTCTATCTTAGTCCAACACTTTAAAGGGTATTATCAGACTTATACTATTGAAGATTTAGTTGGAAATCATGAATTTGATATGACATTAACACTTGATTCAAAATCTCAATATGAATTTGAACCACTTTATAATTACTTGATCAAAATTAAAACTAATTTGTTGGAGAAAAATAGGTAAAATGGAAATTTTTACGATAAATGAATGGGAAAGTAGATTTGATGAACTCTTCAAGAGAGTAGAAGAAGGAGAGACGATAGGTATAGTTAAAGAAGATGGCCAGGCAGCAGTGATGATGCCTGCTGATGATGAACTCATACGAATACACACTGAGCAAAACAACGAAGCTCAGTAGTTCATCATCTGGGACTATCGCATATTGGTTAATGCCCACTGCTTATAACGGTGTGAACCGGGTTCAATTCCCGGTAGTCCTATATGCTTCCTTAGCAATCTGGTGAATGCAGCAAACTCATAATTTGCCTAAGGTGAGTTCGATCCTCACAGGAAGCACTTGACAGGAACCCTGTCAAACCCTTATAATAACAAGGTCAACACACAGAACGATGGCACTTACAGCAAAATTCAAGAAAGATCTTAGCACTCTTCGTGCTGCTTCAAATGGAGAAATTTTCCTTGATGTAAAGAATCCTAAACTTTTTAAAAAGATTCGTCGTTATTATGAAAACACTGGTGTCGTCTTTTCAGGTGATGCTCTTGATGATTATGATATTTTGATGGAACAAATCTCTGTTGATCTTGAATCAGTTGAGGTAGCATGAAAATTCTCTTAGAGCGTTTTCCTTATCGTTATGTTGAGTGTGGTACATTGGAAATCAATGGTAAACCAGACTATCGCATTCAGAAAGCAAATAGTTGGTCCAAAAGATACAGTGACATGTATCTTTTGGATAATCAGATGCAACTTCTGACTGCGATGGATGACTTTGAGTACACCAAATGGCTAGATCCAGATGGTGTTCATTGTTATGTTACAGACTCGGTAAGTCGTGTAAACTAGTCCTGGTGGAGTCATTAGACCCTTTTAAAAACTAAATAAATCAAGAGTTAATTATTACTAACTATGTCAACTAAAGGAACCGCAGCAAAGTCTGCAAATGGGGCAGCAATGTCCAAGTATGATGTTGAAGTTGAGGCAAGACTTCAATCACTTGAGAAAAAATCAAATACTGGAGGTGATGATAGAATCGCAGTTCTAGAAAAAAAATATACAGCACTTCTTGAAGAATTGAAGGGAGCTAGACTTCCACTTGACTTCAACGATCTTTCTCTATAAGGTTTCTTGCTTTTCCTAAGAGCAAGTGGCGTGCATGAAAAAACCTAGTTGGGGTGGTTGCATAAACCACCCTTTTTTAGTATAATTTAAAAATATTGGTTGATATAATGAAAATAGGATTTAACTGTAGTTCATTCGATTTGTTTCATGCTGGTCATGTGACTATGTTAAAAATGGAGAAACAGTTATGTGATTATCTCATTGTCGCACTTCAAGTTGATCCAACTATTGATCGACCTGGTATTAAGAATAAACCTACGCAAAGTGTTTATGAGAGATATGTTCAGGTTCAAGCTTGTAAGTATGTTGATGAAATTCTTGTTTATGAAACTGAAGAAGATCTTCTTAATATGATTAAGACTCAGATAATTGACATTAGATTTCTAAGTGAAGAGTATAAGGACAGAGACTTTACAGGAAAACAATACTGTATTGATAATGACATTGAGATTCATTACCACAAGAGACAGCACAAATATTCTTCTACTGAACTTCGTAACAGAGTTTATACTCTAGAGAAACTGAAGAGAGATCAACTTAAAGAGAAACCTGAAGTTAGAGAACCTGAACAGTATTCACCTAAACTTTTGGAGAAGTATAACCAAAAATGAGTTTACTTATTACTGGTGCTGCAGGATTTATAGGAAGTAACTTACTTCAAAACTTATCTACTCTCTATGATAGTGAGATAGTAATCATTGATTTTCTTACAGAAGTTTCTGATCCAAATATTGTTTCTGAATTTACCAATTTTTATCCTGTAGATATATCCGACAGGTATATGGTTGATGAAATTTTTAATAAGCATAAACCAGAGTATGTCTTTCATCTTGCTGCAGAGAGTCATGTAGACAATTCAATTCAAAATTGTTTACCCTTTATCAATACTAATATCACAGGTACTGTAAACTTAATGAACGCATCTCTTGAGAGTGGTGTTAAGAAGTTTATGCACATTTCAACTGATGAGGTATACGGGGCACTGAGTAAAGAAGATCCCCCTTTTACAGAGGAAACACCATATGATCCACAGAATCCATACTCTGCATCAAAGGCATCAAGTGATCATTTTGTTCAATCCTATGTGAACACATACAATCTCCCTGCAGTTATTACTAACTGTTCTAATAACTTTGGTCCAAGACAGAGTAGTGATAAGTTGATTCCCAAAACTATCTGCAATCTTCTACAAGGTAGAAGGGTTCCTGTGTATGGTAAGGGGGAGCAAATCAGAGATTGGTTGTACGTTCAGGACCATTGTGAGGCCCTTGTAGAAGTCTGGAAGAATGGTAAGGTAGGTGAGAAGTATAATATTGGTGGAGGAACTGAACTCAACAATCTGACTATAGTAAGTAGAATTGTTGAGTTGATGAATAAAGATCAATCTAATATTGAATTTGTTCAGGATCGACCTGGACATGACTTTAGATATTCGATTGATTGTCAAAAAATTGAATGTGAGTTAGGATGGAAGTCACGGTTTGATTTCGATGAAGCCCTTTTAGAAACTATTAAGTGGTATGAAAATTATTGACATTGGTTTACAAGATGCTCTCCTTATTGAGGTTGATAAGTATCTGGATAAAAGAGGATTTTTTATTGAGTCCTATAACGAAGAGAAGTTTGGACTTGAGTATGACTTTGTTCAAGACAATCATTCTATGTCACATAAAGGAGTCTTAAGAGGACTTCATTATCAAATTAAAAATCCACAGGGTAAATTGGTAAGATGCATCAGAGGTTCTGTATATGATGTTATTGTTGACTTGAGAGAATCCTCTGAGAGTTTTGGTGAATGGTATGGTGTTGAATTGGATAGACCAGAACTTCAACTCTGGGTTCCACCAGGATTTGCTCATGGTTTCTATACCAGAACTGATAGGGCTAATGTAGTATATAAGACTACTGATTTTTATTATCCTGAGCATGAGAGAACTCTTCTTTGGAATGATCTCACAATTGATTGGCATCTGGATGAAAGTCCTATTCTTTCTGATAAAGATCATGAAGGAAAGTCATTTCAAGAGTGTGAAAAGTTTGTATGATTAATCTCTCTGTATTTGGATCTACTGGATATATTGGTAGTAATTACTGTAGGATGTATCCTGATCAAATTTTTATTCCAAGAGATAGTAGGAAACCACAGTCTTCTGATATATTATATTTTATTAGTACTACAACTAATCAAAATGTATTTAAAGACTTACAGATTGATATTGATACTAACTTAAAAATTCTGACAGAGGTTTTATCACACTGTAAAAAAACTGGAACTATATTTAATTTTGTTAGTTCTGGATTTGTATATGGTAATGATGTAATTGATGCTAAAGAAGATGACCCATGTGATCCCACAGGGTTCTACTCCATTACTAAAAGATGTGCAGAGTCATTAGTTATATCTTATTGTAAAACCTTTGGAATCGAATATCGTATCTTCAGGATTGGCAATGTTTATGGATTGGATCCTACGATCACTTCTGGAAAGAATGTTCTTGGATATATGATTAGTTTATTAAAACATGATAAACAAATTAAATTATATGATGGAGGAGACTACCTAAAAGATTATATGTTTGTTGATGATATTTGTAGAGCAATTGATCATTTGATGGTTTGGAGTAAACCTAATGAGATTTATAATATAGCATCTGGAAGTTCGCAATCTTTTAGATCTATCATTACAACTGCCAGAGACATACTTGATAGTAAAAGTGAATTGATTGATGTATCAATGCCTGATGATCAAAAATATATTCAGGTTAAAAATATGACACTAAATACTGAGAAACTACAATCACTAAAATTTGATTGTGAAATGAGTTTCTATCAAGGTTTGCAAACTCTTTGTGATGTGATAGAATGAACAAAAGTATACTAAATGAATGATATCCAAACAGCTTGTAGTAAGTAATCATGCTAACCATGATCTTGAATGGTTATCAATGACTTATGCTTATGGGTTTTCTCCTGAAAATACAATCATCTATGACAGAACTCCTGATGATTTTGAAGGTAAAACAAAAATTGATCATCTAGGTGAGGTTATTTCTTCACCTAATGTGGGATCTAATCCATATGATATTGGAAGATTCATTGTTGATAATTATGACGATCTTCCTGATATGATGATACACATAAAAGGAAATCTTTTGCAGAAAAATTATTCTACAGAAGAAAGATTTGTATATGCATTACAATCCAATTGGTTTGTTCCTATTGATGGAGGAACATTATGTGAATCATATTTTCCATATTTGGTTAATAATAATTGGTTTGCTCAACCTATGGAATGGGAAGATAGAACAGAAGGTGAAAAAATAGACGAGATTAAAATGATTAAAGTCTATCCTAGAATCTCTAGTCTTAGAGAATTCATTAAAGATCTATTTGAAGTTGAGGATAATCAAATCCCCAAATTTCTTAGTTTTGCACCTGGAGCAAATTATGCTGTTCCCAAAAATTGTATTTTGAAGTATAGTAAGAACTTCTATAAAAAGATTATGTACTATACTGATTATAGTAATAATCCTATTGAAGCACATTGGTTTGAGAGAGTGCTCCAGCTTGCTTGGCAGGGATGCTTAAAAGAAAACTTTTCATACATTGTAGACTGAAATGAAAGAACAAATTAAAGGATTTATTGACAATCTTTTTGAGACAGAAGAAAATTTTTTCCCATATCTTTACAATAAAGATTATGTAAAAGGGGAGAGCAACATTTTTTATTCTGGTCCTTACTGGGATAATCAAGAAGTAGAGGTTGCTTTGAAAACTTTCCTTACTGGAAAATGGTTATCCTCTGGTGAGAATGTAAACAAGTTTGAAAAACAGTTTTCTAAAAAGTTTAACTTTGAACATTCTGTCATGGTCAATTCAGGTTCTTCTGCTAACCTGGTAATGATTGCAGCACTTAAGAAGTACTTTTCTTGGGATGATGATGATGAAATTATTGTATCTGTCTGTGGATTTCCTACAACATTAAATCCAATTATCCAGAATAATCTGAAACCAGTATTTGTTGATATTGATTATTCTGATCTAAATTGGGATGTTAATGAGATTCGTAAAAAGATTACTCCAAGAACTAAAGCATTATTTTCATCTCCTGTTCTTGCTAATCCCTATGATTATGATGCTATTTTAGATATTTGTAATGAGTATAATTTAGAACTTATTGCAGATAATTGTGATAGTCTTGGAAGTAAATGGAAGGGAGAGTATCTCACTAAACATGCTGTTGCCTCTTCATGTTCTTTCTATCCTGCTCACCATATCACTACGATTGAAGGTGGAATGGTATCTTCAAACATTAAAGAAATTGTTGATCTTGCTCGCAGTTTTTCTTGGTGGGGTAGAGATTGCTATTGCGTAGGATCTCAGAATCTATTGAGTTGTGGAACTTGTGGTAAGCGATTTGATAAATGGCTTACTGGTTATGATAAGATTGTTGATCACAAGTACGTCTTTGGGCAAATTGGATATAACCTAAAACCAATTGACATGCTTGGATCTATTGGATCTGTTCAACTTAAAAAGTTTGATGAGATTCATGATAAACGTAGATCTAATAAAGATAAACTTCATAAGATCTTTGAAAGTATTCCTGGAGTTCGCGTTGTTGGTGAACTTCCAGATGCTGAGACCAGCTGGTTTGGTGTTCCTATCATCTGTGATGGAGACAAGACAGAACTTGTTCAATTCTTGGAAAAGAACAAGATTCAAACCAGGAATTACTTCGCAGGAAATCTTTTAATACATCCTGCATATCGACACTTGGAGTCAGCATTCAACTATCCAAATGCAATGAAAGTTTTGGATAATGTATTTTTTGTTGGATGTTCTCCTGTTATCACCGATTCTATGATAGAATACATAGAAGAGGTAACTAATCTGTATAAAACAAATTTATTATGAGTGAATATACTAAGACTGCACTGGTGCTTGGTGCAGGTGGATTTATTGGTTCACATATGGTTAAACGACTACGTTCCGAAGGATACTGGGTACGTGGTGTAGATATTAAACGTCCTGAGTTCTCCGAGTCATCTGCTGATGAATTCGTTCAAGGAGACTTGCGTGACAGAAATTTTGTTCATCGTTGTATTCGTACTACTGGTGTTAATGGTGGTTTCTACGCACAAATTGTGGACAAGTTTCTTTCACCTTTTGATGAGATCTATCAGTTTGCTGCTGATATGGGTGGTGCGGGATTTGTTTTCACTGGAGAAAACGATGCAGACATCATGCACAATTCAGTGTCTATTAATCTGAATGTACTTGAAGAGCAACATCTACTTAATTTGGATAAGGATGTAAATAAGACTAAAATTTTCTATTCTGGATCAGCATGTATGTATCCAGAGCATAATCAATTAGACCCCGATAACCCCGACTGCCGTGAAGAATCAGCATATCCAGCAAACCCTGATTCGGAATATGGGTGGGAGAAATTATTTTCTGAGAGATTATACTTTGCTTATAATCGCAATCATGGTATTCCTGTCAGGGTGGCACGTTACCACAATATTTTTGGTCCCGAAGGAACCTGGGACGGTGGAAGAGAGAAGGCACCAGCTGCAATCTGCCGTAAGGTTGCTTACCTCCCGGAGCAGGGTGGAGCAATCGAAGTGTGGGGAGATGGCTTACAAACTCGTTCCTTCTTGTTCGTTGACGAATGCATTGAAGCAACTAGACGATTGATGGACAGTGACTTCATGGGTCCTGTAAACATTGGATCTGAGGAGATGGTCACTATCAATCAGTTGGTAGATATTGCTGCTGAGGTTGCAGAAAAAAAAGTTACCAAGATTCATATTGATGGGCCCCTTGGAGTTCGTGGGCGTAATTCTAATAACGATCTGATTCGTGAGAAGTTGGATTGGGATTATCAAATGACACTTAAAGAGGGAATTCGTTACACATACTATTGGATTCAGGAACAAATTAATGACCAAGCATAAATTTAACTTAGTAGGAAATACTTTTAATTATATTGATGCTCCCAGATGTTCAGTAGCAGGAAAAAGTTCTAATCTGACAGAATGGGTTGATGAAGGTGGAAATGGCACTTTCTATGTTGACTCTGCCATTGGTCTTGGGTTTGATGACTCAAGATCAGGTCCAAAGTATGCATGGATACTTGAGTCTGCCGCAATTCTTCCACAAGTCACTGATTTTGTGAAGGGTGCTGGTAGACAACGAATGTTGGATACTTATGATATCATCTTTACTCATAATAAAGAATTGATTGATATTGACCCTGAAAAATTCAAGTGGGTTCCTGCACAGGGTACATGGATCAAAGAACCGAAGGTCTATGATAAGACTAAGATGATCTCAATGATCGCATCAAATAAAAATATGTGTGCAGGACATTCTAATCGTCTTGAGTGGGTGGAAAGACTAAAAGATCAAGTTGACTTTTTTGGAAGAGGATTTCCTACAGAAATTTCTAAAAAAGAAGAAGGTCTTTGTGATTATATGTTCTCTGTTGCTATTGAAAATGCATCATATGAAACATACTTTACTGAAAAACTTTTAGATTGTTTTGCAACAGGAACTATTCCCGTTTACTATGGTGCTCCAGATATTGGAAATGTCTTTAATAAAGATGGCATCATTGACTTATCTGAAGAGTTTGAAGTATCTGAAGAAATATACTATAGTAAGATGGATGCCATCAAAGAAAATTTAGAAAAGACTAAAAAAATGGAAGTACTAGAAGATTTTATTTGGGAGACTTATTTTCAATGACTAGAGAACTTTACAATAGAGCAGCTGCAGAAGGAAAAAATCCTATGCACTATATTTACGAAGACCTTGGTATTAAGAGGGGGTGCAAATATTTTGTAGAAACTGGCACTCATCTTGGTGGTAGCGTTGACGTTGCATTAGAACTTGGATTTGATAAAATCTTTAGTTGTGAAATTATGACTGATCGTTATAATCACTGTATGAGCAAGTATGAAAATAATGATGATGTATATCTTTGGAATGGAACTTCCCTAGATTGTTTTCCTGATATAGTAAGTCGATTAGATCAAAAGTCTTTATTCTGGCTTGATGCACATGGAGAAGGTGGAGGAGTTCCTACTTTTGAAGAACTAGACATTATTGCAACCTCTTCAATCAAGGATCACAGTATTCTTATTGATGATGTTCCAGTTTACTTCTCTCATAATAAGCAAGAGTTGAAGGATAAAATTCTTTCAGTAAATCCAAACTATACGATTGTTGAATATCAAACAATTAATGAGCATAAAGATTATGTGATTGGAGCATTTGTTGAATGAGTGATAAAGTTTGTATAATCAAGCAACCAGCAGGAATTGGAGATATCTTTTTCTGTCAAAAAATTGCACAATCTATTTTATCAGAAACTAATTGCACTAAGGTTATTTGGCCAGTAGCAACAACATATTCTTATCTGAAAGATTATATGATCGCAGAGAATGTTGAGTTTGTTGATGAAGATTCTGATTTTCCTTTCAAGGAAGTCTATAATTCAAGTAGCATTTATATGGTACAGGCACCTGAATATTTGTTTGTACCTCTACAGACATCAGATTATATTCAAAAGACTTCTAAGAGACATAATAATCCTCTAGGTCATGGGCATATGAAATATGATTTTTGTGGTGTAGATTATTTGGATTGGAAAGAGTACTTTAATTTCTCTCGTAATGAAGAAAAAGAAAATGCTCTGATTGAAAGGATTGGACTTGACATTACAAAACCATATAATCTCATTAATAATAATTGTGGAACGTATCCCAATTACGGTAAAAGAGAAGATATCGAAACTACTAATGACTATCCAAATGTATACATGGATTTCTATGAAGGTGTAACATTATTTGATTGGATAAAAATCTTTGAGAATGCTAAAGAAATTCACACAGTAGAAACATCCATATATTATATTTTGGAAAAGTTGAATCTGGAAAATGTTTACATTTATGCAAAACCAACTCCAGAAAACAGAGCAAATGACTTTTCATATATGAAAGATCATTGTAGTAAAACTTGGAACTATATTAATTAAAATGAAAGCAGCAGTATTAGAACAGATTGATGCACCACTTGCAGTCAGAGATGTTGAACTGACTGAACTGAAAGTAGGTCAAGTTCTTGTAAAGGTTCTTGTTAGTGGTCTTTGTGGAGCACAACTTCACGAAATTCGTGGCCACAAAGGTAATGCAAAATTCCTTCCACACCTTATGGGGCATGAGGGATGTGGTATTGTAGACGAAATTGGACCTGGTGTAACTACTGTAAAGGTAGGAGACAAGGTTGTAATGCACTGGAGACCTGGTACTGGTATTGAAGCACCTTTCCCCTCATATATTCTTGATGGAAAGAGTATGAGTAGTGGTAAAGTTACTACTCTCAGCGAGTATTCTATCGTTTCTGAGAATAGACTAACTACTGTTCCACAAGATACTCCAGAAGATCTCTGTGCAATTCTTGGTTGTGCTCTTACAACTGCAATGGGAATCATTGATAATGAAGTTGATCTTAAGTTTGGTGAAAGTGTTGCTGTTATTGGATGTGGTGGTGTAGGACTTAATCTCATTCAGGCAGCTTCCCTTAAAAGTGCATGTCCAATTTATGCCGTAGAAAAAAATATTAATAAGAAAAATTTATGTTT